TACAAGTGGGCGCCCACTTGTACATGGTGACTTTGTTCATGACCTTGTCTCTCCATCCTGTAAAGAACATAGGTACGTTGGTTGGATTAACGAGCTTGGCAAGACCGTAGGCATCAACAGGTGACTGCGATGCAGGTGTGCCTGTCATCATCCATAGGTGTGTGTTGGGTTTGATGATGGACTTTAAAGACTTCCATCTTTTGGTGGTCACAGACTTGTATGCGTTAGCCTCATCCACAATAACCAAGTCAAACTTGCCGTTGCTATTAACTTCTTCGGCAATAAGATTCAAGCCCTCGTAGTTTGTAATCACAAACTCATAGCCTTGTTGAATCATCTCAATTCTTCGGGTAGCCTGGGCATGGTGCGCAACAATGGCAGAGCGATGAATGATACTGTTGTTCATATCACTAAGCCACGCAGACTGCATGATCGACAAGGGGCAAAGAATTAAGCAACGCCTGACCTCACCACGCTTCATCAAATAGTCGGCAGCCCACAGCGCTGATAGTGTCTTGCCTGTACCCGGTTCAGAGAATACAAACGCACGCTTGTGTAGTGTAAGAAAAGCAGACGTCTCGATCTGGTGTGCCATTGGTTTGAAACGACCAGGCCAATTGTATTTGCGCTCAATCGGTGAGGGCACACTCTTTACACCAAGGTTCTTTAAAACTCTGGCTTCGTCTAGTCCCCAGTACACAGCAATCTCGTACGTGCCTTTGTCCTCGCTGAGTATCTTATGTTTAGGGATGATGCTGTACTTGGCTGGGTTTCGCGTACGAAAGACCAGCGCTTTGTCTTCTACTATTTGCATTTGCTCTCTCTTTTATTTATTCTTACCGTACTGCTTGCCGTGCTCATCTCTCCAACTTCTATTGACCTTCTCAGGTACTACACGCAAGTTCTTCTTTACATTCTTACCGCCTGCATCAAGCATCTTGATGTGATCGACTTCCTTGTTGTCTCCCTTCTTAACCTTCCCTGCCTTCATCTCTAACGCTCTTGCTCGGTTACGTTCCTCGCGTTTCTTAACTTGAGCCGGACTTGATTCGTACTTGGTGTTGTACGCTAACTTTTCTGGACTAGACTTAGCCATGATTTACTCCTAATGTTTGGGGTTGTGTTCACACGTTTTTACAGGACACCACGGACACAGCGGTGATGGCTTGGGGTTCCATACATCTGTGGCGTGGGCTTGCTCGATACGGGCAACGCGTTGGCGGTACTGCCACCACTCGCCCTCTGCTTGGTCATAGGTCATACTGATCTTGACCATGTCGTCTTTTACTACAAAGAGTAATGCTGAATTGATCTTGCGAATATGCGGATGGTGAGCAAACACCATGATCGACATGAGCTTGAGTTGCTCACGATCTGGGTACTTGTTGTTGCCTGTCTTATAGTCCACGACCCAAGCAGTTAAGTTGTCATCGTCGAGTATAAGCAGGTCAGCAATACCACGTACCCATGTGTCTTTGTCTCTCCAACCGCAAGGCTTTAAGTCCGCAGTCAGCGCCATCTGTTGCTCACACAACTTGCGACCAGGCTTGGCAATCAAAGCGTCTAGCATATCTTTAGCAAACAAGAACTGTGGTGGTATGGGTGTACCGTCCTTGATGTAATCTTCTGCTGCCTTGTGAAACTCTGTACCGTAACGCGTTGCTTCGTTCTCTACAAACGGAAAGTTCTTGAGAACCTTGACTTCGTGATACCGCCTTGCGCATCCCTCATAGTCTTTGAGGGAACTGTGTGACCATGTAACTGTTGGCATTAAAACCTCGCTGATCGAATTGCTTTGGTAAGTCTGTTGGCAAACCCTGTGACAAACTTCTCGTTCTTGTTGAGTGCATCTTCCCCCATGTCGTTGAGGATAGCGTGAGTTAACTCATGCCAAAAGGTTTCACTCATCATCGCTTGGGTATAAGCTCGTCCTGTCACATTGCTCTTACGCCCAACTCTTATCGTTTGCTTGTCATAGTCAATCGTCCCCATGATGCGTTGCCTAAGCATTGTCTCAACGACTTCGATTGAATAGCGTTTGTTACCGACTCGTATTGTTTTAGGTATCTGTAGTTTTGTTGGCGTCATTCATATCCCTTATTTGCCTTCTTAGGTTGTAATTTTCTGTCATTACTTCTTGTAACATCTTGATGTGTTCCTTGTGTCTGTTCTCCATGACATTAATAAGGCTCTCAAGCTCTGTGCTCCACGAAGACATCTTCTGTCTTAATAGTGATCCGTGGTACCAGACATAGTTTTCTGTAATGCCTTCAATTATGATGTGATCTTTTATTTCAAACGGTTGCGTTTGTTCCATTTCTCTCTCCTTAGTTTTTAGCTTCACCGTAACGTCTATGCGCGCCACCATCTGCTGCCAGAGGTATGCCCGACATATAGCTCGGCTCCATAGTCATTTGCTCCAAGACCCATGTCTTGGCTACATTGACCTCGTCATCTGGCACAACGCATATTAACTCATCGTGCACAGTTCCTACTACGGGATAACATTTGTTAACTCGTAGCATTCCGTCCGTCATCACAATCCTTGCTAGGGCTTGCGTGACATTGTTTGTTACTTTACCGGGGTAAAGTTTGGTAGCGTCTGGCCCGTATACATACTGGCTCCTACCTTTATCGTCTTTAGTTCTGCGTAGATCGGGGTACAGCAATTTCATGCCGTTTGGTAATTCTATCTCACCCTTGCGAAATGTCAAACATTTGTACTTGTGCTCTTTACCGCCATACAAAGACGTCTCAATCAGCCCACCACAGGTCTCCCAAAATGATACGACTTGATACGCGGTGGCACGGTATATGTCAATGATCTTCTTGGCAGCCACGGCATGCACGGCAAGCTCTTGTAGGCTACAGGTGTGCGGTATATCCTCTAGCTTCTTAACGTTCTCATCCCAATCAAAAAACTTCTCGACCGCATCCGACGTAACGCCAAGCGCTTTCGCGAACTTCTTTTCATACCGTACGGGCGGCGCTCCAAGAAAGCCGGTGAGTAACTGCGACGCGAACGACGACCATCCGAGTCCATAACCACACCCGAGTAGTGCACTTTTCGCAGACTGCCGTAGGTCAGGATGTGTTTCTTTACTGAGTCCGGGTATGTTAAACATCTGCGCTCCGAACGCCGCATAAGGGTCGCCACCTCCTTTGAAGATGTCGAGCATATCTTGATAGTCAGCCAACCACGCCAGAACCCGTGGCTCAATCTGTGATAAATCTCCAACAACGAGTTGCGAACCTTCGGGAGCCATAATTGCTTTACGTAAGAACGACCCACGTTTGAGGTTTTGCATATTGATAGCGGAGCCTTTGGCTGCCGACCAACGACCCGATTTAGCCCCGTAATACGATAACGGGACAGGTAGTGCGCCGCGTTGAGATATATCGAGAAACCTCTGAGCACGCGTCCTCTCTGTCGTCGATTTAACCCGAAGGCGTGCTTCACAAAGGAGGGCAATGTCCTCACGTTCACCATTGAGGAGCGCTTGGAAGAGGGCATCATTTTTCGCAAGTGCAAGGGTTTCTTTCCCGGTAGTTTTACTGACCTTAGTTGGGGGAACCGTCCCGAGCGCTGTAAGTAAGGCAGCAAACTTAGGATTCGACGCGAGGTCGGATTCGTCAATATCAAGTCTTTGGAGTAGTTCCTCACGTTTAATCCTTTCTTCTGAGAGTGCTTCGATAAGCATGGGCTGATCTAGTACAAGCACGGGGCGCGTGTACATCTTAAGCGTCATGTCGATGAGTCTGAGTTCCTTAGCAGGGTAGCCTTGAACCAACCGCCCGAAAATTTGCTCACATAGGTATACATCGTGCTTGCAATATTCTGCCAGTTCTCGCTCAATATTGATGTCACTAAGTCGTTCGAGTCCATTCGTTGAATGTACTGCCATTCCCTTGGCAGGGAGTCCAAAGTCTTCAGCCAACTTTGCAAGTGAGTTTCCAACTTCCACGCCTCGTAAAGCTCTTGCCATTGATAAGGTGTCGAAGATGAAACAGGGGTGGACATCGTAGACCCACTCAAGGATAGAGATGTCAAACTGGGCGTTATGGGCAAGAACGGCAGTCTGTGACCAGTCGTACGTAGATAGTATTCGTGGAAGTTCGTCTCCTCTGTACCATTGTGTAGGTCTATCACTTCCGTATTCGTGGATACAGGCTCCAAAGGCTGTGAATCGCGCATCTCTTATGTACTCCTCTGTGGTCATCTTACTTAGTGTGTAGTCCTTACTGTCCCACCTTGTCTCAAAGTCAAGGGTCAGTATCGTCTTGTATGGGGCGCTCAATTAAACATCTCCTTGGGTGGTGCATCGCTCATATTGACATGGTCAAAGTAATTCTTGAGTCCGTCCAACATCTCGGCTGCATCCATCTCGTTGCAGTTAAGCGTAATCACTTCGCCCATGTCACCGATCAAATGTCCTTTGACAAGCAGCATGCCTGTGCACGCATCCTTACCGTAACACATGACGAGTCTGTGTATGCACTCTTTTAAATGATCGCGTTCTTTGTTTGAAAGCGTTGCGATACGCGCCTCCATTTCTTTTTCAGCTTCAGTTAGTGCCATCTAGTATCCCCTGTAAAGTGTGTAAGTTGTCTTCGTTAATAACATGTGCTTCTCCTCCTGCATCTTTTATATCTTGTAAGTGTTTAAGTTGTAGTGCCGTTGGCTTGCCTCCCTTAGCTTTAGCCTCAATGCCAATGAAGCGCCCCTTATGACAGACCAAGAAGTCTGGCACGCCTGAGTTACCCATCCCCATACCGATCGGCATAGCGTAGTAGGCGTTGTTGTTTTTAAGGATTGCTTTGATTTGCTTTTTAACTAAAGCCTCGGGAGTCATAGCCATTAGTAAAGTACCTCGTTTAATTTCTCAATGCAGTGAAACGCTTTCTTTATGTCTTCTTCTGTCGCACCTTTGCGTCCTGCACGCATAGAGTACTTGATGACGTTACCCTTTAAGAACCCAACGAACTCGGTGTGTGTCAATACATTCTCCATTACTGTCCACGGCTGTATCCCCATGTCTTTGTAGTGGTTACCGCCTACTTGTTTGTCATCGGCTTTTGGAAACAGTTCTTGTTGTCTATCGTTTGAGATCATTAGTACCCTCCTTGTACGCGGCAATGCCTAGCTGAATTTGTTCT